CAATCTCAACGTTTAGCATCTTGGGTGACTCGTTAGGAGCCAACTGGAATTGGTCGGCTCTCAGGTTTAAACCACCTGTAAAATCGTCTTGACGGATAACTCGAAGCTGCGACATTTATTGCCCCAGAGTACGGCCCATAGACTCCAACCAGTATTTACTGTTCGGCTTAACATTGCCACGCGACATAATCATTGGACGATGTGAAGGTGGACGCATAATATCCTGCTTAGCCAAGCTAACAGCCTCGTCAAAAGATTGCTTATACATCTGAGACATTTCGTTGTCCTCCTGACGACGATATGCTTGAGAGATAGCGTAATAGGCTAATGCGGTGTGAAAGCGTTCATCGCAGTCTGGCGATAAAGTTAAGTCAGTAGCCCACGTGTAGCTAGGTTTACGGTATCCACGAATAGTCAGTGGATAAACCGTATCCGGTCGTGGGTAAAGCTTAATCACTTCACCCCACTCTGCGTAAAACAGTGGTCGTGTGGGAACGTCAAACGAACCATGCCAAACAGCTTCAGCTTCGTCAAGAGAAATAATACTTAAACGATTACCAGCCGAACTATTGTCTAGAACAGACACAACTTCACGCAAATTCCCTGTTCCAATCCCAGTAATAGGATAGTCACGCTCACCAGAAACAGTGTTCAATGTGTATGTTGTCTCATAGAATGGCCAACGACGTTCAAGGTTGATGATACGGTCAAATCCGTCCTTAATAAACTGCACAACAAGAGCACCCGGAAGGTCTACATCTTCCAAGTCCATAATTTCCCATACTAGGTTGCGGATTTCTTGCGTAGTTGCCATTAATCTTCTTTCTTAGCCATCATGCGAAGATGACCGACACAGTAGTCGGTCCCTTTGGCTTTTGGTCCTTCACAGGTATCGTTATTGGCGATACAACGGTTACGGCCAACATAAGGGGCACCCGGGGGCGCAATGCGACTCCCCGGTGCCTCCCCAGCTGGTCTGATTCCAGAAACAGGTTCACCGTACAGGGTATGTGCTAGTTGTTTACTCATACCCTATACGAAAAATGTTACTTCTTCTTTTTTAACTGTGGCTTGGAAGTTGTAATTTTTCTGTTTGTTGGAACACTTGTAGCACCAAACTGTTTTGTGCCATTAAATCCGACACGGGAACTTGAACTATAAGGTTGTGCTGACCAGCGCATACCTTTACCTAGTGCCATTGATTCTTGACGAGTAAGAACATTGTTCTTTTTTGCTTCAGCCTTTTTCTTGTCCATTACGCGCTTTTCTGCTGCATTAGCAGAACCGCTTTTTTGTGCTGCCTTGCGAGGGGCTGGAACAACCTTTTTAGGTGGAACAGGCTTGCGTGCTGCTGGCTTTTTTGCTGCCATTTTAATCTCCTTAAATAGTTAAATAATAAAGAACTGGGAGTGAGAACCGCTGTCCCCACTCCCAATCCAAACGGTATACTTAGGCTGTCTTGCCTGTGAGCTTACCTTGCTTCTTGCGGTTAGAGCAAACAAGGTTACCGTAGCACATGATGAGCGCGAAACGTGCGTCCTGATTTTCAGGGCGAACGAAATCGGTCTGTGCAAACCACTTGTCAGAGTGACCAACAAGCTTGAGGTACTTCGAGTTAATGAAGAACATCGTGCCAGCAGGAGCGTGCACATCGTACATGATGGGTGCGCCCTTGAACAGCAAGTTCTGGAAACCAGCTTCTGCTGTCTTGGTGTCTGTGTAGCGGAGCTGTGGTTGCAACAGCGACTCGTACTTTTCAAACAATGTTTGTGTGGTAAGGATAAGGTCTGGGTGGTCGTTACCAACCGAAACCGAGTTGTATGCGGTTGCCATCTGCAAGAGGGTCAACGCACCTGCGGTGTTTTCCTCGTATGAGTTCCAGAACTCGTTACCAACAGATGTTGGTGTAGTAACTACTGACGAGTCAATACCACCAAGGATGTTTCCTGCCTCAATAATATTTCCAAGACCGTTCCAGTCTTTTCCACCGTTGCCTGTACCATCAGCAAAGAACATCTGGTTGAAACCTTCACGCATAGACTCTTCAGCCTGCATAATCTTAGCTTCAAGCAAGTTAATAATTGCATGCTCTCCGTTGTTCTTAGCTTCTTCAATACCGCTGATAGCGATTGAAGCACCATACTGCTTCCAATCGTATTCAGCAGCTGAGATGCCTTCTTGTGGTGTAAGGCTCAAGGTTTCGTATCCTGAGTATGACTTTACAGTGTCGTTCTGACCGTAAATCAACTGCTCAACAATCTTAGTACCACCAGACTCGGTGCGAATGCGACCCTTGTCTGAAAGCCAGTATGTGAGTGGACGTGCGGTAAACACGTTGTCGGTCAACTTGTCACGGTAGTTAGCAAGTGTCGTTGACAACAGTGCATCAAAATTAGCGTTTGCAGCCATTTGAGTTTCCTCCTAAATAGTTATGAAATACCCAGCTGTGATTTAGCTACAGCAAAAGCATCTCTTAGTGAAGTGATAGGTGCTGAATCCGGAGAAGAACCCTGAGCTGACGAACCGCCAGCAACAATCCCGCTAGACCGCTTAGCCTGAACAATCTTCTGTTCCTGCTGTGTCTTGCGAGCTTGCAGCTCACGCTGTGCCTGCTCTTTGCTGTAAAGTCTGTCAAAAGCCATTTGCTTGTACACCGCCTCTAGGTTAGTAGTGCCCTGTGCTAAGGCTACTGATACAACTTCATTAGCGTCAAAGTCATCTCCGTATTTTTGCTGAAGACCGCCAATAGTACGCTCCAACTCGTTCATTGCCTGCTGCTCCTCGAAGGAAGCTAGACGACGTTCCAGTTGCTTATACTGCTTTTCCATTGGGTCTGCCCAGATGTCATCTTCCTCGAAAGACTCCTGCTGGTCTAAACCGTAATGGTTTTTAAGAAGTTCAATTGTTGCCAGTGGGTCATTGTCCAACGCCTGTTGGATTGCCTGTGCAAACTGAACGTTCTTGCGTTCTTCTGCTAGTTGCTGCGTCTTGCGGGTATAATCCGCCTGACGCTGATATCCTGAAACAGCTTCTTTGAGTGGAACCTCAAGCTCTTCACCATCAAGTTGTACCTTAACATATTTGTCGGCATAACTGTCGATGTCGATATACTCAGGGGTATACTCTTCAAAAGTAGTTTCTTCTCCACCTTCAACTTGTCCATCAAACTCAATGGGGTCTACGGCTTCAGATTCAAAATTTTCAATTTCCATTTTTCTCCAGAGTCCAAAAAGGTTGCTCTAAATAGTAGGGGTATTTCGTTACATTGTATTTGGTAAACCACCCGTTTGGTTCTCAATCATTGCGAGAACCTGCGGTGGAATATTGCTTGGCAATGGCATACCACCAGTTGGTGGCATTCCCTGCATCATCTCCTCGGGGTTAACGCCCTGAGGAACACCATCCATTGGCGGAGCTTCACCTTGCGGTGGTGCGCCCTCCATTCCCGGCTGTGCTTGTTGCGGTTGAGCCAAGAACGCTTCTGGAGTTTTAACGCCAAAACCGAATTGGAGTACATGGCGTGCAAGAGCTGCCATGTCCACAACACCTGCGCCAACAAACGGGGCCATAGCATCAACCATTTGTAGTGCCATCTGGCGACGGAAACTTTCGTTAACCGGCTGGGTAGAACCTGCTTCAACTTCAAAATCAAACTCTCCCATAATGTAGTCGCGGTCAAAGTTGACCCAAATAGGCATTGCCATGGAGCCAACAACACGTGCAACATGCTCACCAGTCATAAACTGTTGAGCAAGTCCAACAAGACGCTTGGCTGCGCTGGCGATTGCTCGTTCAACCTCGGCAAGCTTATCTGATGTACGCGCATTCATAGCGTCCTGCATCATTGCCGCTTCGGTAGCTGTACGGTTAATTTCTGATGCACCACCACGCATAAACTCTGCAACACCTGAAACACGGTCCATGTCCTGCATAATTTGGTTTGTGATGTTGTACATGTCTGGTGGGTTAACCACAGCAGGCATAGCTTGAACAACAGCACTGAGTGGTTCATCGCTGATAACAGGAACCATTACGTTGTCTTCATCTGACTCCAAAGCGTCACGGCCCGGACTGTCAAACGCTGTTTCTTTATATAGCCACTTACGTGAGAAACGCTTACGATGGTTCATCATCTGGGTACGAGTTGCGTTCAACTCGTACTGAAGAGGTTCAATAGCCTCAAGCTCACCCATTGGGTAGAAATGCTCTGGAACATCGTAGTTACGCATCATCACAAATGGGTGACCAAACGCATATGGCATTGGTGAAGGGTTCACAAGGAACCCATCACAGCCATTAGCAAACACAGACATCGTGCCACGTTTAATGTCGTAGAACTCCCAGACGTCGACATAAGCGTCTTTCTCGTCTCTAGATTGACGTGGACGCTCGTTATCTCCAGACCATTTGTTGTACTGGGTTGCAGCAGCATCCATGCGTGCTGTGCGGTTGTAGCGTTGGTCGGAACGAACATCAACCAATGGTCGACGGATTCGTTGTGCAATCCACTTGGCATCATCTAGGTTGGTAGCATCCGGGTCTACAAAAACATCAAATGGTGAAACACGCTCAACAAAAGGACGGTCCTCAACAACAACAATCTCTGTTTCCATTGGGGATGCTTCAGCTACTGAATCTAGGTCTTGCTCACCGGTTTCTTGCATTTCCATGTCTTCACCCATTGGGGTTTCTAACTGTGCAGGCTCCATTGGTTTCTTGCGTTCTTCTTCAACAAACTTGTAGCCAACCTTAAGCCATCCGTGGCCAATAATCAAATAATCATCGACAGCTCGACGCAAATGCTTCTGACAGTCATA